GTTAGCTATGTGTTGTTTAACATCAGCATCACATGGTTTTGCACCAGGCAAAAAGCATCCAATTATGGTTGCACCTACTATTCCTAACTGGAATAAGATTACAATCCTTATGAGATTTATGACCTGACTTTTACTGTCACCCTGCATCTAACGTACCCAATGATCTACGAATCTCTCTGAGTTCCTCAAAGTCTTTCTTCTTTGTACCGCCGTCATACTCCCAAGCATAACCTTCGGTAATCATCTGTTCGTTTAACGATACATCATCCTCGCCAACGTAAAGCCAACCAAGAAGCCTACCGTACTTACCCATGCCACCAACAAGTTCTGTTCTAATAGTGAGTTCGTCGTCTCCCTTAATAGCGGCATCGAGTTTCTCCTTCATCCAGTTAGTTGCATCGAGACCTAATGCTTTTTCTTCTTTGTCTCTTGTCCTCTTCTCAGGTGTATCTACTCCAGCTATTCGGACTCTTTCTTTTTTGGCAAGATCGAAACCAAGATCAATGGTTACGTCTATTGTATCTCCGTCAACTACCCTGTTGATCTTCGTCACTCGGAAGTTGTAACAACTCTTCCGTGAGGGTGGCACCATTGCTCCCATAATTAAACTCCATAAGTGCTTTATTTATAGAGTCTTCTGGGAGGGTACGATTCTTCATTCTCTCTTCTCTCTGAGCCTCCCACAGATTCTCATATAATTCATCATAAAATTTGTCTCTATCATCAATGGGACTTGCCATGACTGGCATGTTCACCATGAGAATGAGAAGTAGATATTTCATTTGGCCAAAAGTGGTCGTATCTCATTATGTAGTATATCACAATACCTACAGAAATCAACAGTATTGTTATCATCCATACGATGCTCCAGACTACCATAAGATAGACTCCAAAATCCACTCTCTTTTTAGTATTGGTTTACCAAACAAATCTAACTGCAAACCATCAGCGTCTAAGAAGAGATCGTCCTCCGCTTCTTTTCGACAATGCTGCCAGTAATATGTGTTATCTTCTCGTCGATATAGGTAAGAAGTGTTGTGTGAATCGATGGTGAACATTGCGACACACTCTTGTTTGTGTTGCCAACAGGGGTCTTCTGCTCTTCTATCATATTCAGTCACGTTGTCGCCAATCGTCTGATCTATTGTCATTACGGAACCACTCCGCTATGTCATCTGCACCATTAAATCCTTTTTTATCTTTTCTTGGATCTCCAATATCCAAATACTTAAGGCAAGATCCATCAGGATCTGTTGCCATTCTTCTTGCTGTGCTCAACATACCTCTTGCTGATGTGTTTGCCTTAGCTAATTTTTGGGCCCATATCATATCATTCATACTCACTTCTGTTCCTGATGCAATGTCCTTGCAGATGCCTTCTAACCGAAGACGATATTGAGTAGATAACATTTACTAATACTAGTGATAAGTTTATACTATGTAGTAATAGTCAACTTATCATAGCCATTGCATGTCTTAATTCCCTTGCATGTTCCAGTTCATCATTGGCAATCTCCATAATCTTTTTATCTTCTGGATGCCATGCACTATATTTTACATAAGTTTCATAGGCATGATTCTCTATCTTCATGTTGATGTCATAAGCGTTCTTAGGACTAAGAAGATAGTACCCAACCATAATCCAATAATAAAGTAAAACAAGATGTTTGGCAAAGAAGCGGTCAATCCAATATTTGTTACCTTCTCTAAGCTCCATTTCTTCAAGATGTTCTGTTTCATTGAGTGCCTGATAGAAGTGTTCCTTCATCAAGTATATATGATCCTCACCTCGAAGTCCAAGACTTTCACGAAAATGTAACACACTGATAAATGAGAAGTATGGTGCCCTGGCAATGACTTCCAGAACCCAGAACCTTTGAAATTCTCTACCTCTGTAAAGAAAATCTAAGATATAAATCGTTACATCTAGGACTAATGTGTTAAATTTTTTCATACAAGTATAGGGTGTGACCAAGCATAGTGTGGGTAGAACCATAATGCGGTTCCGATAGTTATAAAAATAACTAAGGTTGATGTTATAGGAAGGTCTTTCATTTGACCTCCTTAATTGAATCCAAAGAAAAAGGATGCACCTGTAGATACGGTACATCCTCTCTTGCGTTCTTTACTGCTTCAAAAGCGTCGTCGGCATATTCGCCTATTTCGTGATACTCATTTAGTTGGTCGTGCCAACCAAGTGTGTAGTGGGACATGATAGTTTCAACTCCAGTACATCATTATTTATAATAACACACTAGGTATAAATACGCACTTATGTCAGGGTCTCAGAACCTCCAATGTTAAGATTTTGTGATGATAATTCATACATCTTTTCATGTATAGTCTTCTCTTTCTGTGGCACACCATCATAAGGGTATGGAATTTCTGGTGATTTACCAAACCAGTCATCTATTATTGGTGGAGTTGCACCTAATAACCCATCAGGCATGGCGGTATACAGATCATATCCGTATACAAATTCTTCTGGTTCTACTCTCTTTACTACTCTTGGTAGCTTAAGTAATCCCTTAAAAGGGTTGCCTATCTTTCTTATAATATCCATAAACCCCATAAGATTTAAAAATATTTAGTTTACTACCCTATATTATAGACAGTTTTTGTTGGTTTGACAACTAACCTATTGTATATCCAGCTGCTGAACCTAAGACACTAGCGTCTGCTGCAAAAATTGCTTCGGTTGATTTCTTCTCTACAAACTCAACAGTGTTTCCTGGCATTGTAAATGTTCCGATTGTGGTTGATCCACCAACTTCATCGATAACAGTAACCAATCTTGCAGTTCCACCATTGTTACAAAGACGAACCACTGTAGCACTTCCGAATGTAGAGGCGTTTGCAGCGTTTACGCCACATGCTGCTTGAGCTCCTTTTATGTTAGTTAACATGATTCTTTAATAACCTCTCTTATATTTAGAAGTCTCATCTTCTGGGTTGATAATGATAGTATTCTTACCACTCATAGGTTTGATTTCCTTTACCTTATCAGGGTATTTCTTATCAACCTCCCATAGAAACTCTTCACGCCAGTGTGAGAACTCTTCATTTCTTAGTTTTCTAATAATCTCATCCGCTTTGCTTCTTAACTTTTGACCTCTAGTCATTCTTTGTGCAGATCTTCTTCTGGTATTTGTCTTTGCTTCTGGTTTCTTGCCGACAATAGATGATGAGGTGCCACTACCAGTGATCCTCGGTTTCGGCTGGGTTGATAAGTACTTTTCAAAGTCAGCATCGTCTTGTTTATTTCCTACTGATCTCGTAGGCATTTTGGATTGTCTTTCAGCAGAAGCAATTCCACCCCTAACCATCACTGGTATGTCACTGTTATCTGCTTCGTCAGATCTAGTTATTTTACTAGATCCTCTAGATCCTGTCAGTCTTTTCGGTGTGGTTGCAGATCCTCCTGGCAGTTTTTTCTGTTGCCCAGACTCCATCTTACCTATATTATCTAAATCTTTTTGATCATTCCTCTCTATATTCCTAACTTGTCTGTCACCACCTTCTTGCCTTGCTCTTTTCTTCACTTGTCTCATAATAGATTTAGCACTGGCATTATCACCACCAGCTCTCATCTGTTTTGCTCTATCTAATGCTGTCTGCATCTGACTTGGGGAAGTTCCATCCAACTTCTGTTGAAGAGCTTTTCTTTTTTCTAGAGCACGGTCTCTATCAAAATCTCTTTTGTTTCCAAATTTATCCTGAGTTACCTTACCGCCTGAACTAAATTGTGATTCTCTTTCTCTTGCTTGTCTAGTTGCATCAGTCTCAATACCAGTTTTCCTACTGATAGCTACTCTTGCTCTATCTTTTAATCTTCTTCCAAGAGTTCCACCTGTATCTCTAATTCTACCTTCTGAATCTCTATACTTACCCTTCGCACCCATGATACCTTTTAGAGCAGCAGCACCAACTCTATTCATCTGTCTGAGACCTGTTCCCATTCCAGACTTCTTATCATCTACTTTCTCTTTTTTATCTTTGAGTTTAGATATTGTACTAAAAGCTGATCTAGCCGCAGATCCAATATTGGCGGCTGTAGGACTCTTCTTAAGTTTAGATTGTACTGTTTTTGTCCTGTCCATGACAGCGGCAATACCAGTTTTTTTAACCTTCTTTGGATCTGATCTACTAGGATCTTTAATGTTCTTAGTGTCTTGTAAGAACTTTTTGTATCCACTAGCAGGCCTTTTATATCTAGGAGAACCAGCGCTGCTAGTAACCTTGGCATTATTGCCTACATTAGGATTATTAACAATGCTAACTTCTATGAGTTGTTCAAAGCGTTTCATTACTTATCCTACTTTTTGATAGACTTATGTGCTTTTAATATTGAACTTGCGTGTTTCTCGAATGTCTCCTCAGAAATAGTTTCCTCTTTTACTGGTTCTGGTTTTGAGAATGATACTTGACTCCTGACGTTGAAACTTTCGTTCTTAGGACGACAATCGTTGACAAGTTTACCACCCTTCATCTTCATACCCACTTTCTTATGAGTATCCCAACATGCTCTCTCATCAAGTTCAGTCTCTACCTCTTCTTTCATCTTCTTTCCCATTGCCTTTCCAATAGCCTTACGACGCTTCATAAGGTATGAGTCAGTATCATCTACCTTACCATCGTTGTCTACATCAGCATCTTCTTTACCAACTGGATCTAATTTCTTTTTCTCTTCTAATTCTTCAACAGGGCTTACTCTGTATCTTGTGTCACCCATCTCTCCAAGTGTAGTGAGATTTGCAGCAACCTGATCCCAAAGTCTATCAGCTAACTTCTCGTCTGGATTACCTAATGGTTCTGGTTTAATCACGTCAATTACCTCCGTTGTAGTGCCGTCTAAGTGTGTGATTGCAACATCTTCAATCATTTCGCCTTCTGGTTGATAACCAGCCATTGCTGGTTGAGCATTGAGTTGGCCTTTTCCTCTGAATTTATCTACCACACCACCTACCATGTCCTTTGCCATATTAACTTTATTGATGACACCACCAACTTTTGAAGCAATTTTAGCAACCTTACCTATCTTAGATGCCATCATGACACCCTTAGCAATCAAAGGTATAGCAGGGAGTATCTCATCCAACTGTTGTACTTCTTCTTTGATCTCTTCTTTCTTATTGTAGATAGAAGCGTAAGCGTCAACTAATGCTTGATCGTCATTCATGATAGTAGTATAGTACTTGATCTATGGTTATTTATCCCTTTCCAACTTTGTAAGGAATCTTTGTATCATTATACTTTATCCCAGGCCCACTAGGAGGGTCATTAGGATTCTTCACTTTCTTACCATCATAATAAGATCCAGTAGTAATTGGTTTAATATCTGGCTTATCATGGAACTTCACATCACCTTGGCCTGGAGTCATAGACTGAACATATCTTCTGTACTCATCTGTTCCTACATCAAATGCTTCTGATAAATCTCTTAACCATGCCTTGAACATAGTATGTTCTGGAGTCTGTACGATAACATGATTCGCACCCCTTCTAGTAATTCTACCTCTAACTCCAGTGTTTATATTTTCTACTAAAGAACCTATTTTAAAACATTGCTCTTTTAAATATGCAACTCTTAGTCCAAAAGGATCTAGTTTAGGTGCGTACTGCCATGTTTCGGAAGTAACAGTTCCCCTAAGTTGTTCATCAGTGGCTCCCATAGACTTCTGGATAAGGTTGAAAAGATTTTTCTTTTCCATATTACCTATGTTAGGAATACCTTTTGCAAATGCTTTGAAGTCATCCTTTGCTACTGCATCTCTCATCTTAGAAGCAGACATACCTTCGATTCCTTCTGAGTCTGGGTCTCTTGCACCAGCAGATATGACACTTAGTTCTTCAAAATCATACAAGTCACCATTGTATTTCTGTGCAAGACTTTGGAACTCGGAGAGTCTGTCCTGTCCTACAACTATTGTGACTGCTTTATATCCTAGATTAAAACAAGCTTCAAGAACATCAAATATAGTTCTTGCATTTGGATCATCTTTGATTCCCTCTTCATAGTCAGGGAACATCTTCTTCATATATTCTATCTTCGCACCAGGCTGCAATGGATTCTTCTTAGCATCTACAGTACGACTTGGATATACTTTAAAGTCAAACCCTAATCTATCTGCTTCAGCAGCCGCTTTATCTAATAATTTTTGATGACCTACTGTTGGTGGATTAAATCTACCGAATACAATTACTGCTCCTTCACTCGTGGGAGCACCCATAACCTCGGCAGTCTGGACATTTGCTTCGCCAGGTTCTGGTGATTTGGTTGCGGTAGCAGCTGGATCTTCTTTTGCTTTTGGTTTTGGTGCAGGGGTAGCTGCAACAGGTGCTTTTGCTTTTGGTTTTGGTGCTTCTGGAGCAGCAACCTTAGTAGACTTAGGATCTTCTGGTTTTGCAGAGCCTCTTCCTCCTGTGAATTGTAATTTTCCGTTTACAGTTTTAGCAACGAAATTACCCTTTTGATCGTACCATCCTCCATGACCATCACCCTTCAAGCCTTTCATCTTGGCTTCAGCTGATGCAGCAGTCTTGACAGCTTCTGTTAAAAATTGACCGAAGGATTTCACAAAATTCAGTACACGATTACAGTTTTATTTATCCTATTAAGATATTTTATTAAACTTAACAGCAAGGTTCTGGAACTGACCTAACTTGTGCATAGCACCTACCTTATTAGTTCTAGTTGTAAAAGCCATTGACATCACTGAGCCATCACTCAATATTATATTAAAATCTTGTTTACCACTACCCACTTGAGCTCTCAAACTTGTGACAGCAGACAGAGCAGCAGATAGTTTTTCATTAGTATTATCTAAACTCGCATCAGTTTCAGTTGCTTTAATTGTTATTGCTGGAGTTTTGAATCCTGAGTATGCAATCTTTTGAGTAATATATTTCTTAGCAGTTTCAAAGTTATTATTGAAAAGATTGATTATCTCATCTCTGACAATACTTAAATTAGAATCATATAATCTATTATATTCAGCCTCATTCTCTTGTTCAAATTCAAAAGTCTTTAGTGCCAATCTTGATGTTCCCCAGAAGGCTTTATCAGATGCTTCAATACCTTCTATTTGTTCATAGTTAGGCCATAACTTATCTTTCATTGCAGTATATTCCCCTGTCTTACCAAAGAAATCAAAGATAGGTTTGACGTATGTGTTTAACTTAGGTTCAGCTGACTTTGCAGTTCCAGCTTTCAAACTGATACCTAACATATTACCATTCCTATACTGAACAAATATATCGCCTGGGTGACTACCTTCTACTCCAGCTGGTTTTGTTCTGTACCCCCAATACACTTCTGCGATAGGATGCTTTGCATTATGAGATAACAACCACTTAGTTATATTCTTTGCGTTAGTTACCTTTGTTTGAAATGATCCATTCTCTGCTTGATCTATAAATTGTTTTCCAGCAGTTGCATCTTTATTAGAAAGATAGTATGAACCTCCAGAACTATTAGCCCTTCTAATTGCTTGGTAAAAATCCCTTACAGATAGGTTAGGACTTATACCATTCTTGAAAGCAATACACGGAAACAATTCTGTGATAGAAGAATTCAATGTTGTCATTGACATACCACCTGTTCTAGGTTTGTATATAAATGTCAAAACAGTTCCATCACCCATCCTTACACAGGACACAGGTATAGAACTTACAGATCTTTGTTCTTGATATACTCTTCCTAGTTTTGATATCAGGCGTTCTACGTCTGATTTTGTTCCGTCTCTATCGTCAGACTTCACAACATAAGTTACTTGCTTAGAGGTTGCACCCTTTACAGATACATCTCTATCAGGAATATTAATCTCCTGTAGTATCTGATTTAGTTCTAATACTTCTTCAGCAGATCTAGCCATGTCGTTTTTAAATATTTAGAGATCGCCTTCTTGTCTGTTCTCTGAATAGAATACGTCAAAACTACCGCCAGGATATCTCTTCTCTAATTTTTTAACATTAGTTGCAATCACATCATCAAATGATACGTCTAGTGCCATACAGGCATTTGCAACATACCACATGATATCACCTAGTTCTGTAATCAGATGATGTTTGTTTGCCCCGTTCCATGGCTTGCCTTGAAATACCATCTTCTTTACAATCTCAGTGAACTCACCAGCTTCAGCAGACATACCAACTGCACTGGTAAGAAGTCTTTCTATATTAGCACCCTGTCCATCTAACTCAACCATACGGTCAGCAAGATTAACAAAGTCTTTTGAAGCGTCAGAGGTTACGGCATCTACAAATGTCTCGTACCTTTTAAAATCAATAGTCATTAGAATTTCAAAGTAGCAAACTTGTCTTTAATTTTTTTAGTTTCTTCCTCAGTATTATACTCTATATCTTGTCCACTGTCAATTATATCTTGTTGAGCACTCTGTTCTACATCAAATAGTTTCATCTTTGCACGGTCAATACCAACAACAAACCTTTTGTTAATAGTAGGATCATTGTATCTGTTCTTGAGTTGCTTGACCATTATCTGATTTACCTCCTCAAGCTCCTCCGTACTAATGAGAGCGAACATAAGATCAGCAGTGGCAGGGAGACCAAAGGATTCTGACGTATCAGTAAGGTCAACATCACTACTACTAAAACCAGAACGAGTCGTCTGAGTGGCGGAGACGATAGGTACATTAGTTTCCACTGCAAGACCACGGAGCTCTTCAGCAATCGCCTTAATATAGGAATACGAGTTAACATTTGATCCAGCCCTGTAACGTGATGAAGCACATATGTTTAGATAATCTATGAATATAATATCTGGTTTGAATGATTTCTTCAATGCAAGTTCATTCAACAAACCTTTGAAGTGTCCTGAGTGTGCGGCGGCAGTTGGATATTCTTTGATGATAAGATTACCCTGAGTCTTCTCTGACAACTTAGTAACTTTATTCTCAAACATCTGACGAGGTATATCTGTCAGTTGTTGAACAGGAATATTTAGAAGATTAGCATCAATTCTTTCTGCAATCTTTTCCTCAGCCATTTCAAGCGTGATGTATAGTACGTTCTTACCTTCGAGTAGAACACTACTTGCGACATGACACATAAACAAAGATTTACCAACACCAGTGCCAGCGAGAGCAATATTAAGTGTTTTGTTTGGAAGGCCGCCCTTCGTAATCTTATTGAAAAAATCGAGGTCGAATTGAATTCGGTCTTCTTTTCTGTGATAGAAGTCAAATCTTTCACTATAATCTTCTAAGTAATCGTGTCCAACATGGTTATCAAATCCAACAGCAAGTGCATCTGATAAAATGGCAGGGATAGCATCAACACCTTTCTTGATGTCATGTCCATCTGCAATAGAGATACTCTCTACGAGTGCAAGATAGATTGCTCTTTCTTTACACCATCTCTCTGTAGTATCTATAAGCCAATCTTCTACAGAGTTTTCTAGAGTCTCTGTATCCTTTAGATATGTAAGAATCTGTTTATAAGTATCATCATTAATATCCTTTCTCTTTTCACACTCAATAGATAAGATCTCAGACGTAGGACACTTATCATATTCAACTATAAACTTGGCACACTCTTCAAATAAAATTTTCTCATGAGTGTTATCAAAATAATCTGGTTTTAAAAAAGGTAAAACCTTCCTAGTATAATCTTCATTACAAATCAGATTCTTGATTATTGTATTTTCAATTGTTTCTATCATTGATAGTGCAGATAGGTGCTCAAAATATACTTTGGATTTCCACTCTTAACAGGCAACCCTCTATGAGGATACTGCCATGTAGGAGGGAATACTAATACTTTACCAGTTTCTGGCTTAACTGTCAATTCATTGTAAGGAAAGTCCGTCTCTCCTCCTTTAAAATCATCATTAAGATAGTAGAGAAAAGACATATATCTCTTAGCACTCTGATGATCTTGGACATCTGTATGTAATCCAAATTGATCAATTGTGCCTGGATCATACTTCTTGATTCTCAACTCTTCAAAATAAAACTTATCAGGAAACCACTCAACATACTCTGGTAAATCTTTCTTATATTTTTTCAATACTTCTACTGTCTTGTAACACAATAATTGCATGAACTTGTCATACTTTCCAGAGGCACCTAGATTTACCTGAGTGAAATTAGGAACTCCACCATTATCAACCCTGTCTTTATCATCAGAGTTTTCAAATATTTCTATAATTGACTTACAAGTTTTTTCATCAAAACCGTCATAGGTTCTGATGAATTTATCCATAGCTATAGGTCTCCCTTGCAATCTCCTCCAGTTTTGCCATAACCTCGTCGGTAAAATATTCTTCGGGGGCAGCCAGTATTTTCTTGGCGTAGACTTTTTTGCCGTCGATTTCGTATCTGCCTGCGACGTTTTTCCAGAGTCCACCAAGTTCTCCTAATTCGAGTAGTCCATAGTATCTATCCAATCCACGTTCATCATAGTATAGTCTAATTTTAACTTCTTTGTTCTCTTTACTTAGACGCGACTTAGCAGTCTTTGCTTTGATAATATTTCCAACGACTTCCGTTCCTTCCTTCTCTTTAGCTTTACTGAGATAGATGATTGTACTCGCTGCGTACTTGAGACCGCTACCTCCACCCATTTCTTTTGTAGGGATGTAAGAACCGATGACATCATAAGTATGGTTTGTAACTATAAGAGGAATATTTGCTTGACCAAGTTTCAATGTGAGCATTCTAAATGCACCCTTGACTAACTGTGATTTAGTCATGTCACGAACTTGTTTGTCGTCTAGTGCATCTCTAATCTCTTTCTCAGTTGAAAGCATACCAAGAGAATCGAGAACAAACATACATGGTTTGCGACTTGATTCCTCTGTTTTAAGGTATATATCAACAGCTTTCAATGCTTTTGTTCTAAACTCTTCGATTGTTACGACATTAACAACAACAAGTCTTTCAAGATCGATACCTCTAGATTCCAATAATCCACGATTAACTGCGGCTTCTGTATCGAAATATAGACAATAACCATCAGGGTTATTATCAAGGAAGTTCTTAACCACTGCGAGGGAGAAAAAAGTCTTTCCAGTAGAGCTCTCACCAGCAATAGCGGTAATCTTGTTCCTAGATACACCACCAAATATAGAGCCTGATATAAGCCCGTTAAAAATGTACGAACCTGTGTCAACAAATGTTTCAGTTGATTCTGCCTCGGAGGCAAGTTGGGTGTACTCATCTCCAATCTCTTTTACTATTTCTTTTAAAAAATCCATAATGATTTACTTCTATTATAATTCTACCACAGACCACAATAAATTACCAGCGATTGATATTCTTGGTTCTTCTGTGTTATAGAATGGATACACTTGATGATGTAGATTAGATGGGAATAACATCATAGCACCTTCCATTTCTGAACTCATAAAGACAGGAAACTCAATAGTGTTTCCTAGAACATCAGTATAGGTAAACTGAAAGTCTGATGCGGCTTTTGAATGAAATGGCAGATTGTGTTGTTCCACATAATCTGTTGGGATCTTCATCCAGATCACAAATGATGTGATACCAGAGTGGCCGTGTTCTGGGTTGAATTCAGTTTGATATTGATAGTTTACCCACCAATTCATTCTGAACTCTGTTGTAAGTTTGTGATCCAAACTTGGGTCAATATCTATGGGAGGAAAGTAATGTTTTGGATCTTCATCTATCAACTGTTGTGTCAGAGGACCTACAACTTCATCTCTGAATTTGTTATTAGGGTCTTTCAATCCCAAACTGCCAGTTATATTACCAGCAAGTCTGTAACTATAATCGTTACTGTTATCGACATTATCTTTCTCTGCTTGTTTTACACAAGACCAGAGATAAGACATCCAATCTTCGCTAAGTTTAGTTTTATATATTGGAAGGTTAGGTAATTGAAACGCTTCCCAAGATACTTCACTCATCTCTTTTTGGATAATAAACCTCAACGTAAGATTCACACTTAGGGCAGTGAAGATTAGTTACAAAACTATACTCCTCTGCGTACTCACATTCATTGTCACCTCCCCATATCAGTTCGGTGTTGCAGTGCCAACAATTCATTTCTTAAACACTCCAAGCTTTGCTAGTAAGTAGACTGACAATACAGTCCAGAATACAACTTCTAATCCAACATTGTTCATTGATACTGCTCCAAGTCAACGTGTACTAAGGTTTCTCCATCGTGTTCAACACGTTTAGGTTGACCTATCTTACCTAAGATCTCAACAGGTATTTTCTTAAGAGTAATGTCATAGGGTATCGGTGCATTTGCCACACAAACTCTAATACATTCCCATTGTTCCTCATTAAAAAAATTGTTATGATACATTATATACCTACAATCTTTCTTTGTCTTTCAAAGTAGTTATGTAATAACCATGAACTACTATTCTTTTTATCTGTCCCGCCTACACCAAACTCCATCTCGACTCTGGGATCATTACCAAACCTATCCATTTCTGGTGTGTTATCTGATCCTCTATCTCCACCATTGGCAAAGACTACAGTTTGTGCAATCTCCAAACATCTTTCAATTGCACTACAAGCGGAACCATACTCGTCATCTTCTACAGTAATCACGGCATCTACAACGTCAAGATGTCTGATAATCTCTGCACGTTCTTTCCATGACATAAAGTATTGACCCTTCTTATTAGTCAACCATTCTTCTGTATTCAATCCAACCACCAAGTAGTTGGTAAGATCTTTTGCTTGCTCGAAGTAAGCAATGTGGCCACTATGAAGAGGATCAAAACCGCCTGTGACTAGAGTGAGTATTCTCTTCTTAGTCATCAAAATCTCCTTTTCTAGCTAAGTATACTTTAACATCATTATACTGTGTTTCTATACTTTTGGCAAACCAGTTGGCAGGATCTCTGCCGTCAAAGACTTTCATTTGTCTGTCAGAAAATATGCCGTCATCTGTCCAGCATACTATGTAACGTGTCATGAGAAAAAGGATTCAAGTGTATTCTTGCGTTCGGTCTCCCAACCTATGCAATCTAGGATAACTTTAATTGGATCTAAAAAAGATTTACTGAACTGTAAGTCATAGTCCACATGTTTATGTAGGTCAAGTTCTGTAGGGAAATCTTGAATAAAAGATATAACATTCTCGTGCATCCAATTTGGTGTCTTAAGATAACAGAATTTAATTTTCTCGCCATTCTGTATGGTGGCATACTTATGATCTATCTCTTTTTTCTTTGTCCAGTGATTATATAATATCGCACCTCTAATATGAATAGGACATCCCTTACCATATAGATCAGCAGAGGAGTGCCACTTCTCTACGTTAGAAGCGGTTCGAGGAAATGATACTTCTTCTGGTGATAATGATTTGAATTCTTTTCTACATTTTTCAATGTATTCTATGCACTCATCTTCTGTACCATTCATTAATATCTTGAACGCATCTTTTAAAAACTTACGACATGGTGCAGGGGTAGAAGTTTTGATCGCTTCAATACCCATGATCTTTAACTTTGCTTCTTCATATCTTACACCTTCACTATCCCACACATTTAAAATATATCTTTTCTTGGCAGTCCATATACCTCTATCGGCAATGTTCTCCCTTTTCATGATCATTTTTTGGTCGTAGGCGTTAACGTAGTCTGCCAATTCTTGGTAAGAACTTTCAATATAAGGCTCAAGTTCCATTTCACAGACCTTGTTAAGGAACGTGACAATGCCTTCAGTAGTTTTTTCTCTGCCTTTGTATACAGCATCGACCAGATCACCACAATGCAAATAGATAGAATCAGTATCACTAGCAATAACATAATCTTTATCCTCCGTTTTTAGAATGTCATTCATCTTTCGATTTATTTTGTTCTCAATCCATCTGATTGATACTTGTCCAGATAGAGTGATGGCTTCTGCATTGGCAAGTTTATAATAGCGAAAATATTGATTACCAATAGCACCATAAGCACTGTTAAGGGCAATCTTCTTGGACATTTGAACGTTGTTACATCTTGCGATTTCTTTTTCGAGTTCTTTAGTTGGTGTCTTTTCATATGCTTTTTTAGCTTTGATCATTCTCTTCTTGAAGATGACACGTTCGTTATACATCTTCTCCATAAGTTCTGGTAAAAATCCTTTTTTATCCTTACTGTACATTGCACCATTAGGACAAACAGCAAAGTCTTTATACAATTCAAATGTATCTTCTTGAGATAACATTCTATCCACAGTAGCACTAGGATGTTTTGTATCTTGTAATGTCTCTGGTGAAATATTGTATTGCATAATCAAATGCGGATACAGTGAGTTCAAGTCAAAAGATACTACCCAATCATACTTTCCAGGCTTAGGATCTTTTACATATGCACCAGCATACTTCTCATCTTTCTTGTTACGATCCTTCTGTGGGATCACTATATTCTTTTTCTTTAGATAATTGTATATAATTGCATCCCATGTGCGAACTTGAAACGCAACATCAGTGAAGTTTATCTTTGCGTCATAGGCACGAGTGCAACATAGATCAATAAGTTTCAATTTATCCTCAAGGCGATCTACCAACTCAACGTCAACAATGTTATAATCTACAAACTTTTGCCAGTTCTTTGTATAGAACTCACGGAATGTATCATACTCACTGTGATCTAATTTCTTCTCACCTAATTCTACATTTGCAATGTGATCTAATTTAAAACTCTCTTGATTGGAAGTTGCAGGGGATTTTCTGTATAGATCTAGGTAATCAATTACAGATACGCCTGCAAGATCATAAGAGATGTTTAGTCTACCTTGAATATGAATTTCATTTCTTCTTACGATACCCCAAGGAGAAAACTTCTTAGTCATCTTCTCACCCATGATACGTTCTACTCTACCTACAAGGTATGGAATATCATATAGTTCACAGTTCCAACCTGTAATAACTTCTGGTGTATTTCTCTGCCACCAATCAAGGAAACTAAGAATCAATCCTTCTTCATTATGGCAGTCAATATATGTGTAGTTCTTTCTGTTTGGATTTGTCTCGTATGGTCTTGATCCAAAAGTAATAATTTTCTTGGTATTATAATCTTGTATTGTAATTAGTAATAGTTCTTCGGCACAATTAAAGACATCAGGGAAACCACTCTCTGCAGCAACCTCGATGTCAATAGTGAATAATTTAATTTTGTTTAGATCAAACTTGATCTCATTCTCAGGGTAGTTCTCAGAAATATATTGATGCACATATCTTTCGTTACCATATATGTTGAAGTTCTGTACAGCAGAATACTTATCAATAAACTCTCTACAATCTTTGATAGTGCCTGGTTTTACTGGTTCTACTAATTGACCATCAAGAGTCTTCCACTTACTCCTCTTCTTTTTAGAAGGCACATAAAATGTAGGATGAAATGTCTCCCTGTCCTCAAAATGTTTTCCATTGTCATATCCCCTGACCAACATACTGTTGCCGATCTGGAAAACATTTGTATAGAACTTCATGCTGTAGCTAGTTTCAAATATGAATCCACTAATGATTTGTGTGGTTCAACCAATGTAAGTATTTTATCAGAACATATCATAATTTCAATGTCATCTGTAACATTACTTAGATATGGTGACATTTCTTCGCCCTCTATTCTGTAAGGAGATATCATCTTACAGTTGGGATCACCAATATCTAGGGCAGCTACTTCTTCTATCTGGGTTATTATTAAATCGCCGTTTACTAAAACTAATATTTTAATTTCCTGTTCCATTCATCTTTGCCTCATAGGATTGTTTAACCATTGACTTTGGTTCTACTATTGCTACAACCCAACTAGGATCTATAGAGATCTTTTTGTCAGCAGATAAAGGCATGTAAGGATAGTACTGAACACTATACTTAGTTTCAGTTTCTTCTTGACCTTCTACTAACATTACAGGTTCTTCGATTAACTTACAACAGTAAGCGTTTTCAAGAACTATGAAGATGGGTTTATCATTTTCATCTACAAGTTCTTTTACGTCAGCAATTACCTCTTCGTTAGATTTAAGTAGAACTAATTTTATTGACATTGCATCAGTATATAGTTTGAAAGCGGATGGATGGTATTGCACCACCGTCTACAAGTTGGAAACCTGTCGTAATACTTTTATACGACATCCGCAAGAGGGAGGTTGGGTTCCTGTGTACCAACAAAAGGCGGGCATTTCTACAGTTTAGAAATACACCTTTGCCTACGACCCGATTGGT